TGTAGCAGCAGGTAAGGCAGCGAAGAGTGCTGCAAGTTCTGCTAAGAAGGAAGTCCAGAAGAAGGCAGCATCTGCAGCAGTCTCTGGATATGCTGCTGCAAAAGCTGCTAAGGATAAAGTTTCTGACGTTAAGAATAAAGCAAAGCAATCTATCAAAGATAGAATTGCTCAGGCAAAGCGTAACGTTAAGGGTGCAGTTGGTAAAGCGGCACGTAAGGTTGCTGATAAAGCAGGCGGTGTTGCTACTAAAATGGGTGAAGAGACCAACTATGATTTGATTCTTAAGTATCTCTACGTTGAGGGTCATGCAGAGTCCTTGGAAGAGGCGGAGAAGGTAATGGTTAACCTCACTCATGAGGATATCCAAGAGATTCTAGAGAACTCCTAGACCTAATATTTTATTAGGAGACCTCCGCAAGGGGGTCTTTTTTTATCTAAATATGGTAAAATGGATATAGATAATGGCTGACTATGAAAATCCTTGGATTTACATGGAACGAACTTTTAATTGTGATGATGTTGGGGACTACTTTGGTTTTGTTTATGAAATTGCCAATCTCATCAACGGTAGACGCTACATTGGAAGAAAGTACTTTTGGTCATTTAGAACTCCAAAGGGAAAAAAACGTAAAGTAAAACAAGAATCTGATTGGAAAAAGTACTATGGATCCTGTCCAGAACTTAAAGAAGACATTATCAAATTGGGTAAGCAAAATTTTAGCAGATCTATCATCAGCCTTCATAAGACGAAGGGCAAAACTAATTTTGAAGAAACCCGCCAATTATTCGGAAACCGAGTTCTCACCGAGTCCCTTGACGACGGGACTCCACTCTTCTACAATAGCAACATACTCAGTAGGTATTACCGAAAAGATTACTATGGAAGAGATGACGACTGAGGACATTGTAAAGAGTGTCAGCATATGGGCAATGGATCGAATTGAATTTATGACAACGAATGGTATGTCATCCCAACGTCGGGTTAAAGATGCTCTTGCAATTTCGGATGAATTTAAAGAATGGTTTGAGGATGATGGCAATACTCATGTAGATATTATGTCCATTCAGGAGTATTGAAGACTAAATAATTATTCCCCAATTTATTGGGGAAGTCACCCAAGAGCAAAACCTTGACACTTTTAGAGACTTGTAATATATTGTGGTTTGCTTGTTGGAATACTGTCTAGTTTGTATGACAACTTTAACTAGGGAAATTTTAATCAAGAGCGTTGTCGCAGAAGAAATGCGAAGTTTTGATGGAAATGAATATACTGAGCGTCTTAAAAACACTTATCATAAGTGGGAGCACGCTTCAAGTTGTGACCTTTGTACTAAGTATAATCAAATAAATAACACACATATTACCGTTGATATTTTAAAGTAATAAATACATTTACCTTGCCTTCTACACATGGCCGATACAAAGCCCAAAGTAGATGAGAAGGACCATGATGAAGATAAAAGTGAAGTTCTTGGTAATTTAGTGAAAGTCGTCGTACTTATATGGTCCGCCTCTCTTCTCACTTTTAGTTATGTAAGACTTCCAAACGGTCAAAAAATTCTTGATTTTGATCCTACTTTTATTGCGTCTGTATTTTCTGGATCACTTGCTGCTTTTGGACTCAGCCCTGCTAAGGCAGGTGGTGCCGCCCCAGCAAAGAAAAAGAGAGATGAGGAACCACCTGTAGTTTCTGCTATTGACAAACCAAAATAATCTTGATACACTCGTAGGGTTCGACTGACTATGGTCATGAAACTTTTTGCTATTGCTGCACTCTTAGCAGTTGCAGGAATAATTCCAAATTCTCCTCCTGAGGCTTCTTCAGATAAACCTCTTGTAGTAGCACCATATGAACCTACTTGGAAGTGTGAAGACTGTACTGCCGAGGAACAGTATGTTCTTGCAGAATTGCAAGAGCAAACAAAAATTACTGATAAGAATGCACTTGCTACGCTGATGGGAAACATCAAGCAAGAGAGTAAGTTCATCTCTAACATCTGTGAAGGTGGTGCTAGGGTCTCTTATGAAGACTGCTTAAGTGGTGGTTATGGTTTGATCCAATGGACTAGTATTGGACGTTATAAGGGTCTTGGAAAGTTCTGTGGGAGATTTGCATGTGATCCATCTTCACTTGAAGGTCAGGTCCGCTGGATGATTAATGAACCAATCTTCCAACGATACCTTCCTGAGTTTGAGGGTCGGGGTCAAACCATCTCACAGTACATGGTTCCTGCCTATTACTGGTTAGGATGGGGTATCAAAGGCAACCGTGAAATCTATGCTTGGGATTACACTAAAAGGATGATTTTAGTATGACATTTGTTGCACCAAATTATCTTAAAGATGACCCTTGGTTTGGTCCTGCATATTTTTCTCTTCATCAAACAGAATATAAACTTGCTTACGAACAAGCAGTAGCAGAAAACTTATTATTAGATGCCAATTCTACCGAAGTAGAAAATATACATGGGGTGATGTATGGCATTGCCACTAGTCATGGCAAAACAACCATTCAACTTGATCCACTGCCTACATTTGTTGGAGGTTCTGAACGGGTTTGGATGTCGGGTTCTAGTTATAACGCTCAATTCGCTTAATAAAATTATGTCTCAATTTCCTTCCGAAGCACTTAACGATTGGGGTCACAAAGACCTTGAAGGATTCGCTAATTATATTGGATCACCTGTACAGCATATCAGAGAACTTGCTGAAAAAAATAAAGAAGCAATTGAAAAGGCAAATAATGAAAAGGTAGTTGACTCTGAAGAGTCTGCCTGATATAATGGATATATGGTTCAGTAGCTCAGCTGGATAGAGCAACTGCCTTCTAAGCAGTCGGTCGCTGGTTCGAGTCCAGCCTGAATCGTTTTGGGAACTTAAATTATATTTTAATTATGTATTACTTTCCAGATACGGAATATATTTACTCCAGCATTATGAGTGGATTTTATACTAGAGACGAAATCAATCCCAAATTAAATCTTCTTTGTAACAACTATGAAAAGGTTAGGGATGAGTATAATGCAGTCAAGGATCAATTAGTATATACAAATTGGAACGGTAATAATAACTACAATAGTATTGATAAGAATCCATATGAAGGATGGAAAGTCGCTGCTTTGTATGGACAATACTATCCTGAGATAAACATTAAAGACCTTGAGAAAATATATGATCAAGAAGTCTATGTTGATTATGAACATGATATCATCTATTCACAAAATGCGTTAAAGATGCCAACTCTATTCAATCTTTGTTTAGAGGCAGGTATTAAACAGCGTTGTGGAGTTAGTGTTCTTGATCCTGGTAAAGTAATTGACTGGCATTCTGATCCTGATCCTACCTTTGAAGATGATTTTATTATTAGAGGTTTGTGGGGAATTGATGTAAACTTCCAAAATGCAGAAACATGTCAATTACTTTTGAATAGTAAAGTTGATGGTGTTGTAACTGAAGTGATGATGAATAATAGAATGCACTTCTTTTGGGGTAGGACTCAGCATCATGTTTTTAATACTATGACTAGACCTAGAGTTTGTCTTTGTTTTGATAATGTTGTTCCACGTAAAAATATTCTCTAAATAATAAAAAACCAATCAGGTGTAAATGAATCCAGTAATTTTAATCGGTTGCTTCACACCACTGGTTATTATTTTTGTAGTAATGAAACTTGCTGTGTGGGTATCTGCAGTCAATTCAGAAAACTCTTATGTCGGAAAAGAACCTCTACGAAAACGAGGACCCTTCTTGGATAATGCATATGCAGATGTTGACGAAGAGGAAGAGGAATTTACAGATCGCACAGACTATCGATGAAGCGATTAGAGAGCATTATTCGCTTCAGGGAAGACCTGTTCCTAATTGGAAGAGGCAAAAAGACCCGCAATGGTGGATTGATTATTTAAACGAATTGCATATTGACACAGATAATCCTTAGTGGTATACTTAAAGCATATTCCTCTATAGCTCAGTTGGTAGAGCGCGGAACTGTTAATTCTGTTGTCCCTGGTTCGAGTCCAGGTGGAGGAGTCGGGTAGGTGTCCGAGTGGTTAATGGAGGTGGACTGTAAATCCACTGGCTCTGCCTACGTTGGTTCAAATCCAACCCTGCCCATACGCTCGAATAGCTCAGCGGTAGAGCACCTCCTTCCCACGGCGATTGTCGGGGGTTCGATCCACTCTTCGAGCATACGTTAGTGTGATGATAATGTTCGTACGATGTAAATGTTGTAATAGGGAGTTGCGATCCCACCCTGTAAAGACGGTCACCTGTGGTTGTCCAAATAGTCTCACTCTCAGGGGGGAGGTAATAACTGCTGTTGATTTATCTGAAGTTGTTATTGTAGAGGGACTTTCGGGCAATAAAAAACCAGACACAATATCAAAAGAAGATATGGTCTGGCAGGAGAACCGCCGTAAGCGTAAGGTTCGTAAATTGAATTTTGATATTAAATAGGATGCATATTCATATCTTCTCCAAAGATTGCATATTGCATACCATCTGATTTTACTTCTCCAAATTTGAATACTTTTTTGGATAAAATACTTCGTTGATAAGTTCCTTCTTTTTCTGATTCTGGATTAAATCCTTGATCAAATTTAATACCTAATGGGTGAGAGATAATAATATCACCAGGTTGTGCATGAAGACCTTCTAACCATTCACCTTTAAGAATTAACTTTTTAAATCTTTTAAATCCAGACACAAGAATTCTGGATCTTTCTGTAGATGTAAATTCTTTAGGATCAATAACATACTCTGCTTCCCATCCCATCTCTCCAATTCTTCCTGGTTCACCATATCTAATATTAGATATCAGATCATCCATCTTTCTATCAACATCTTCTCTACCAAATCCAGACATAAAAAGTGTCTTTAATCCCACAGCAAGGTAACTTTTTTTGCTATAATATGGGATAATAAATGGGCAGAGGTTAATTTGCTTTCCTGAAGATATATAGGGAATTTTAATTTGTAGTTTGTTACCAGGTTCAAACAATTCTTCATCTGTAAAATGTCCCATTTCAGATAAATACTTATCAATAACTTGCTGCATATTTTTTTCACAGGTTAAATTATTATAGCATAATGTATTCATCTTCACTTATGGGAATTTATCTTTCCCTATTCATTATTATATCAATGGTAGTATATGCTGGAGTAGATAATACATTAAGAGTCTTTACATACTTAGAGTTACAAATTAAGTTTCTTCCAATAAGAATTCGTTTATTCTTTTTTAAGAAGAAATTGAAAAGGATGCTCGCTAAAGATATTGAAGACCACTCTAAACTTATCAAGGAGATTAAAAATGACCGATAAGCAACTGTCCGACCTTGTATTGGAAAGGAAGGAATGTGCTAAGTGTGGTGCAGTCTGGATAAATGGACAACATCGATGGTCGGGAACTGCAAGTATGGGAAGTGAGATTGATTTAGCTGGATTAGTGTGCAATAAATTGGGTGACTCCCAATGTATAAATCCAATGAAAGGCAATGAGACTGGTGATACTTGGAAAAAACGTTTAGAATTTCTTGATAAATTGAGTGAAGATGCTGATGGATCTCTTTAAAAAAACACCACCACCAAACTATGTAACCAGAAAACAAGCACAGGAGATGATTGACGATGCAATACGAAAGCATAATCGTAACGCTGGAATTATTAGTATGTGTGTTGGCTGGGTTGTTCTCGCACTTTTTGCTGAAGGTTTACTTCGACTTGTCGGAGTGATCCCTCCACTATTACCCTGGTTAAAGGTGACATTATGATGAGCGGAGCATTTGTTTTTGCATTTATTACATTGATGGTTATTGCGATGGAGATAACCTGGTCTGTAAAAAATAAAGGACGACTAAAATAGGAATAAATAATCAAGCAATTTTATAAAAATAATGTTTGTTGACGATAAAATTAGTTTAATTGATACAAAAATCTTTACTGATAATTATGGAAAGATTAGAGAGGATTATATAAAGATTCGTAATTATGATTTCTTTATTGATTATTCTCACACCTATGATATGACTGCAAATCCTGATGATGATTTTTTAGGATTTGATCTAACATTGACTGAAGAAAGTCCTTGGAAGATTTCCCCCCTCGTTTTTAATCGCAAG